GACGTGCGTATTTACTATGCGGACGGCTCTCAAGGAATTGGCACCGGGCGATACATCTCACCTACTTATTTATCCAAATACAGTTCTCTTTTTAAATTCTGGTCTGGTTCAATTAAGTATCATTTTCAATTTGTAACTACTTCCATTCATACTGGAAAAGTTATCGCCACTTTTATTCCCAACAATTACGCAAACCGTATGGAACAAACTTTAGTGCAAACAACGTGCGCTTCTACGGTTGAGTTTGACGTCGCAGGAGAAAAGAATTTTGAATTTTGCCCTGGATGGGTGTCTGCCATACCTAGAAAGACTTGGGCCGATTGGTCTATAGTCGATTATAGCTCTTTGGATGATACCACCATTCTTGGGTGGTTAGAAGTGAGAGTGACTGGACGTCTAACAACAACGAATGCAGTTCCTGGAACTGTACATTGTAATGTTTGGATTTCTGCTGGAGATGACTTTTTCTGTGAGACACTTTTAAAAGATCCCTTTCAACACATGTCTGGAGATATAATCAACTCCAATGTCCCCCCTCCAATCCCTCCTCAAGCAGCTGAACAGCAAGGTGACACTAATCCTGAGTATAATATTGATGAAAATTCTTCAAAAATAAACAACATGCGATCAATGCCCCCCTGTCAAATGACTAATCAAGCCGTAGGTGATGTTCGAGACCCCTGTCGAAGAGCTAACTTACTTGGCATGTTTAGAATACCGTTGCGAACTGCAAACTCTGCAACCCTTCCTGGTGATACAGTAATGTATTACGGCCAAACTAGTTTTTGGAACAATCCGTTCTATACTGGAGAAGCCTCACAGACAACTTCCCCTTCTCGTATTGTGGAAGACGTTCACTGGAAGGTAAATCCTGAACAAAACTACCTAGCCTCGCTTGGTACAGGATTTGTGTTCTATTCTGGTGCTCTTGATTGGACCATCATCCCTTATTCCCCTATGACGAACAAGAAAATCACGGCAAGGTATCATCCGGGTGTGGACCACATCAACGACGTCCCACAAGATTTGCCCTCATTTTATGAATTTACAGCTTTTCCCTGTCATTCCACAATTTTAGGTCAACAGAACGCTTTGCAAATCACAACACCTTACACCTCTAATTACAACCAATTAGCCATCACATCTGCACTTGATTATGACGAGAGTGTGTTTTCCTCTGGTTATTTGACCATTGAGGTGACAGCTTCAGATGTTTCTGACTTACCAACAGTGGGAGAAATCCCAGTCATTTACATTGAAGTCTTTAAGACCTTTGGAGACGACGGACGTTTCTCCTGGGCTGTAGCACCTTCTGAGGTTGTTACACTACTGTCCGTACCCTAAACTAGTGGTAATCCCATTAGATTTCGTGCCCGTTTAGGAATGGGTTGTCTCTTTTGGCGAAAGAGAATTAAATAGGTTAGCCGGTTTTACCCGTGTTGGTATTACCTCATGAGAAAGAATAAATGCGCTACGGCCTGTTTTCAACAATCTTGTTTCACAATTATAGAATTGGACTGAGTGTCCTCTTAACCCTGATATCAGATGGGTGGTTCTATCTTTGGCAAGGGCTTTTATAAACAGTGTCCTTCACCGTAGGATTCTTTTCATTTTCATTCCTTCGTTCATTAGCTCTTCTTTGAGTCAGTTGACAATAAGAGGCAAGAAGTAGTCTTCAAATAGCTTATCTGGGGTAGCAACCCGTTAGGAGTGTAAAACTATTGAGTCTTTTAAGAGTATTATCTTCAGTGTGTAAGTTATGGAGTGTTTTAACCGGATTTTTGAACAGACCCCTTTGGAAACCTCGGACCGATCCTTCTTGAAATACCCTTATCCCGGTGAAGTACGACCTTCGGAGAGATATCGCAAAAAGCGTTGCTCCCGGAAAGATAATGTCAAGGCAGAAGTCGCAGCCTTTAAAGTTGCGAAAAGAAACCTTGATGTTATGAAGACTAACGAACAGCGGCGTCGAAAGATTGCTGCCCTTAAGAAGGGTGAACATGAATTCGATGAGTTCTTTGCAGAACAGCAAGGACTTTATGACTGGGTGGTTCCCAGTGCTGTTACCACCAGAATTGACTCTGGATTGCGTTCACTTGACAAACTTAGTGACGCAGCCGCAGTTGTAGCTGGTGAGTCCCAGAAAGTCACCAATGGAGTTGCTAGCTTTTTCTCCACAAACAAAGATAAGCTTGTTGCTCAGGTCACTTTGGCCTTGGGCACCATTTCCCTGAAACCAACGATTCCAATAATCATTTTGGAAATCCTCAAAATTTTTGTGAACTATACTTCCCTTATGGACAACATTTGGGATTATTTTAATCGCATTTGGCCTACAGCGCAACATTTGCTGTCTTGGGCCACAGGAACCGCCCCGCAAGGTTCAATACAAGGCGGAGCTACTGTCGCAGAAGCCCAAGGGGGCTTCGACGATTTTGTACCAGATTCGAAATTCTGGGCAACATCGGGTGCTCTGGCAGTAGGAGTGGGCTCTTTGATAGGAGCCTCTTTCCTGTGTGAGTCGACTTTTGAGATTTCTAAAATCGCAACTCGTGCTTACAAACAAGCAACAACGAATCTCATTGCGAAGAAAATTGAAAACAATGCAGAAGCATTTTGCGGAACAGTCATTGATTGGATCCGTAAAACAATGATCCAACAGTTTGCTCCCGGTACTTTTACTGAGGGCTTTGAAAATTGGCTTAGGAAAGAGAAGATTAACATCCAATCTTTTATCTCTCGAGTGAACATCCTCACTGATCCTACGAAGAGAGATGCAATGTTTGCTAGCAAATCCACTGCTACTGAACTGCGGGAACTTTGCCAAATTTCCACTAACATTGAAAACGCAATTGCTTCAAAAGAATTGAGTCCTGAATCTCGTGTCATCAGCCTTCTAAGAGATAACATCAGAAAGTTGGCTAATTTTGCTGTGAGCTATGAAAATGCTCATCAAGAAGAAGTCAGAGACACTCCATTCTGTGTCACCCTCACCTCAGCTCCTGGTGTTGGTAAATCTGTTATAACTAGAGCACTAGCTGTGAACTTGTGCGCTCCTGAATGGGGGTGTACAGTTCCTGTGAAGTCAGACGGAGAGTTCATCTATTTCCGTAGCTCATGTGATAAGTACCACACCAATTACAGACAACAATCAGTGTATGTAGTTGATGATTGGGGACAATCTCGTTCTTCTTCCCCTGAAAACTCCGAAATGAGAGACTTTATTGCCATTGTCTCCGCGAATCCCTGGTCTCCTCCCCAAGCTTCTATTGCTGATAAAGGTCGTGCATTCGACTCTAAGTTAGTAATTTTGACAACAAACAATCCCTATCCGACTCCAGTTGAAATCGTTCAGCCAGAGGCCATTTATCGAAGACGAAACTTCGTGTGGGAACTTTCTTTGAATAAGGACGCTTCAAACGACCTTACAGACATGACTCGCTATTCTTTCCAACAATTGGATAAGTATAGTAACCGATACATCGGTTCTAAGATGTCTTTTTCAGATTGCATTCTCCACATGATGCCAATTTTCAACAAGTGGCATGACAAAAACCAAGAAATTAAACAGGTTGGATTTGTTCAACCTCCTCCCGATTTGCGGGTTGGTGGTGCTCAGGTTACTCCTGAGGATGTTTCAATGCAAAGAAATTTCTACTTTGGAGCGCAGCAAGAAGCTGCCACAGAGAGATATATGCAGTGGGACACCAGAGATCAAGAACATCTTGATAGGAAGATTAACCATCTAGTTCATGGACATCATCATCCATCACGTTTTGACGAAGACCTGGAAGGTATCTCCTTTGATCTTTACTTGGCAGACTTTCAGCAGTGCCCCTGCTGTGGTCACCCAGATTGTGGTGAAGACCTAGATCGAGTTAGGCAATGTACAGAGCCTTACGGAAACTGGGACACTAACTATATCTGGGCAGAACAACAAGCCCAAGCTCTCAAGGATGGTCTTTTTGATGAAGGCTGGGGAGAAGATTTCTACTATTGCTGGGACCGTAAAGTCGTCTTTTACAGGACAGAACGTGGTGACAGCTATGTGGAGTATCTTCATCCCCAGATTGATGATCCAGAATGTGTTCAATTGGCCTTTTATTTTCTATGGTCAGAAGAGTATTTCTGCTATGTACCACACAGTGAAGACAGCCTTGAAGGCTATCTTGACTGGGTTGCTAAAGATGGTTTTCATAAAGAAGCCATTTTTGGCCCTTGTAGGTACTGTAATCCCGAACTCAGGGAAATCTATTACGAACATCAAGCAGACACTTCCTCTTGGGATGATGCCCTAACCCTAGATCAGCTATCCATCGCTGAACAACAGGGTGATCCTTCTGTCTATTATAATAAAAGTGACGACCCAGAATCAGTCCACATTTATGCTCAAATTGAACAAGCTGAGCAAGAAGATGAAGCCTCCATCTTGGATAAGATTTTTAAAGACAACAAGTATCCTCACGCTATTACGATCTTAAAGGTTGTTTGTGGTATTGGTGCTGTTTGGCTGGGCGTGCGATCAGTGATGGCCGTCCGTAACTTTTTCAAATCCGACTCTAAGTTGTTGGTTAAACAAATCGACACTTCCAAAGGGATTGAGCTCATTGTAGAAGAGCTCCCCCCCAGTCTCAAAGACGTGGGCAAAAGAATTCTACAGGTAGTCGCCACAGGCCTCATCGCCCAAGCTACTGGACAAGCAGTGAATTTCTGTTTGGAAGGTGGTGCGTCAGCGTATGGAGAAGCCTCCACCATCCGCGCTATCAAACGACAAAACATGAAGTTTGCGAAGCCAATTCTTTCGGCCATTCGCAAACAAGTAATCTCAGAAAACATTATCCCGTTTCACGACGGTGAAAATGTGCAAGAGATCGCCGAAACGCAAGGTTGCTCTGACCTTGGCGGCCTGGATCTCGTTGCGAACGTTCTCGGACCAAAGTCCGTTTTTACCATCACACGACCCAGAACACAACAAGAGGTCGCCACTAACACTGGCGTCACCCGAATTAAGGGAGTTGGTATCAAGGGTAAGCTCATAGCTATCCCCTGGCATTTTATTCCCGCTGTACCCACTGTACTTACATCTACCATTCATATGGCGAATAGGCAGGTGGCAATCTCCATTGATTACACCAAAGCTAAACGATGCGTCGACTCTAATGGACCCATGGATCTCGCTCTTCTTGAGCTTGATTCTGGGATTGAGTCGTTCAAGTCCATCGATCACCATTTTGTTCGGGAGTCTCAAGTGAAGTCTCTTGACAGATTTAAGAGTATGATGGTTAAACACCAGTCTGAAGCTGGTGGGTACTTTTTGACTTCAAACTACATTGACACAACATCATTGTGTGAGTCTTATATGATCGGAAGAACGATTGAAGAAGGCGAGCAAGGCATTGGTGAACTCCTTCATAAGGGGTTTCGCTATTCCATGCCTACAGTCAAAGGAGACTGCGGCTCTTTGATTGTCGCTCTGGATTCTTCCCTCCAAGGGAGAATTTGCGGCATTCATATAGCTGGTATTCCTAATAAGGAAATTGGCCTCGCCCTGCCACTCACATATGAAGTTTTGCAAGCAAACATCAAACAACATTTTCCAAAATTGGTTTTCGGATCGATGAAGGAGCCAGAAGCAGCTATGATGCTTGGCCTCTCTTTTGAGGAGCAAGTAGATAAGGCTGTGTTTGTGACTTCTGGGAATGTGGATTTTGTGGGTACTGTTACCCCTTCCATAGCCCAGCGGCTGCCAAACCGACACGACATTGTCCAATCAAGGCTTTTCGATCAAGTTTTTCCCCACACAAACGAACCTTCTGTCCTCACTCCTAAAGACCCCAGAATCAATCCTGCTAAAGTAAGCGAAGACTATACCTCCCCCCTCCAATCAGGGGGTGAGAAGTATTGTATTCCTGTGGAACCATTTCCCACCAATCTTGTATCTTTGGCGACTAAGCTTATTCATAATAAACTTAAGTCTCATCAACCAGTTGGCATGCAGTTACGTCTTTTGACTGATACTGAAGTCATCAATGGTGTACCATCTGCCAAGTACACGGGAATGGATATGTCCACTTCTCCTGGAATGCCCTATAAAATGATGCGGCCTCCTGGATCGAAAGGAAAACACGCTTTCTTTATCCACAACGAACAAACCGATCTTTATGAACCCGACATGACCCGAGATGTGCATGGAGTGTGCCCTGCTAAGGTACTCTACGATAACATGCATGCCTGGGAAGACGCAGCACGGAACAACCTTGACACTGATTTTAAGTACAACTACGAAAATCTCAAACAGGAAACTTTGCCCAAATCTAAAATTGAAATCGGGAAAACGAGAATTTTTTCTTGTGCACCTCTTTGTATCAACATGCTCTTTAGAAAGTACTTCGGTGCTTTCATTGCCCTTGCAAACCAGAACTGCGAGTTGCTTCCATCATCCGTGGGTATTAACCCCCAAGGACATGGTTGGACTGTGCTTGCGGAACGTCTTCTTACTAAAGGAGACTTCAACATCGCTGGAGACTACAAGGCTTGGGATGGCAAACTCCAAGGCTCCGTAATGGGAGCTTTTGTGAAAGATGTCATTAATCCCCTCTATAGAGCAGCAGGAGGATCGGAAGAAGATGATCGCGTAAGGATTCAGCTCATCGAACTTGCTATTCACACTTACACCTTACTTGCCAACACTCTTGTGCAAAAGCACCAAGGAAACCCATCAGGAATCCCCATAACATCAGATCTTAATTCCGGTTGTAACTGGATTTATATCTTGGTGTGCTTTTTCACACTCCTTTCTGAACATCGGAAGGAGGCTAAGGGCAAATGTACCAACTGTAAGGATATTGTCGCCACTAAGGTCCATGAATTTCTCGAAATGGCCTTTTATGGAGATGATCATGTGATTAGTGTGGGCGAGGAGGCCCGTTGTTTCTTCACATTCAATACCGTTCAACAGTTTATGACATCTCATGGAATTGGTTACACTGACGCCTTAAAACGCGAAGGTGTTTCCCCTGACTTTGAGCCCCTTTCCAACGTTAGCTACCTTAAACGTGGCTTCGTGAAAATCGGAACTGGAGCAGGAACTCGTTTCCTTGCTCCATTGGAGCTTAATTCCATTCGGGATCAAATCAACTGGGTAAAGAAGACGAATGACCCAACGACCGCCTTGCTTCAGAACGTCGATAGCGCGATGAGTGAGTTTCAGATGCATGGGAAGGTTACGTACGAGGAAGCCGCGAGCAAGATCACCAAGGGCCTGGAGAGCCTTCGAGATGCCGATCTCTTAGATAACTCTACAGCGTTTGAGGTGCCTGTTTTTAGCTTCGAGGAAGAACGAGACAAGTGGTTGAGTGAATGTTACTAATAATCTGGGTAGCACATAGGCTTATGTATTGCGTAAGTACTAGGTATCCTAAGAGTAGCATTACACTGTTTTCATCTGTAATAAAGACCCCCTTTGGCTTTGGGTTCTTTATTGTTTCTATGATGCTTTTGGCTTGCATTATAGAACTTCATTACTTTCAACTTGTGCAGTGACAGTCTC